CCCTTACATTTGTACGGCATCCGATAAATTTTCGTGGTTGGGAAGATCTTTAAGGCTTTCTTTCCACAAAACGGACAAATTACCCACTTTGTGCCATTTTCCATTTTGATTTGTGCTGTTCCGTCCCATGGCTCAGGAAGATTCATATATTCAGAGAAGTCGACTCCCTCTGATTCAAGTGCTGTTTTTATGCTCATTTCCCGTTATCCTTTCTTACTAAGGTCAAAATTGTTTCGTAGTTATCCCCGATGTAATCGGAACGTTCTGGATTTTTATGAAATAAAACAGTGTTCCCTGCCAGAAGCACACGCTTGTCTGGATAAAATCTGGTCGGGATGTTCATTCGATGGCATTCTCCCTCAAGATTATATACAGTATCAAAAAATCCAATATCGGTACCTGAATAATTAATTCTCATAAGCGAATATGTCCCTATCTGGTCGAACTAAAAATGATTTTATTCTTACACTGCGGGCAAATGATGTATTTTCTCTTGTACCCGAATCCAGATGGCATATTTGTAGCAAAATGCTTTTCTATATTTTCATCTTTCACATCTTCGGATTCGTCATAGCTCAATACTGCACCGCATTTATCACAACTTGCTTCTTTTAATGTACCAGGTTTCAAAATCTTAATCATTTCTCTCTTTCCTCCCTGTGCTTCATCTGACATTCAATCATCTTTGCTATGTTCTCGCGTTCCTGTTTTATTCCATGTCCTTGACGGAACAATTCGCATTCAAGGATGTTTCCACATTTGGAACATTCGTCTTTAATTTCTTTACCGCACATTTTAATCATTTTCATCACCGCAATAAATCAAAAGATAATTCGCCAACTTTTTGAGATCATTTTTACTGTATAATCGGATTCCGTCTTTTAACCCCCTGTCAATCAACCAGTCCGCCAATTTTAAAGGCTCTTTAGGAGGCTCTCCATCTTTTTGGAATGTTGCTTCTTTGTTGGGTTGAATAGTAAGCCCATACCATAAATGACGATGCCAGTACTCCAATGCTTCTTGACTGCATCTTTTTTCTAAGTCTGAAAACATTTTTTTGTAATCAGATAAATCTTCCTGCATTTTATTCATTTCTTGTGCTGTCATCTTCAACATCCTCCCAACATTCGCAACTATCATCAAGGCATCTGAAATCTGCGCAATGTTCGCTGTCACCATTACAGCAGACGCCTTCTTCTAATGCATACCATTTACACGTACAACAATATTTACATTCTTTTGCATCCATAAGTATCTCCTGAATTTAAAAAGTCCAGTGTGCCGACTTGAACGGCATAAATCTCCCAACGAGAAACACTAGAGCCACACGAAGTAAGAGAAAAAAATTCCAATGATTGCAATTCATTGGAACTGAAGCAGAAGGAATCGAACCCTCGGCACGTGATTTTGGAGACCACTGCTCTACCACTGAGCTATGCTTCAATAATCCACCTGAGCCATAGACCGCCCGTGAACAGACAGCATAATTCTAAGCGGATTAAAGTGGAACGCCCGGAATCGAACCGGAGACCAGAGCGTGACTCTGTCAGTTTGCCACTAGCGTACATTCCACGAATTGCAGGAGGCGGATTTGAACCGCCGATCTCAAGGTTATGAGCCTTGCGAGTTGCCACTTCTCTACCCTGCGAATGGGAGAAGATGGAGTCGAACCACCCGAGCCCGAAGGCAACAGATTTACAGTCTGCACCGCTACCTCTACGGAATATTCTCCCAGAACCGGCAATCCGCCGGTTAGCAATAGGTTTATCGTGTTATGCTCTCCACTAGGCAATTTCCCATAACTTGGACTATCGTATTTTTGCCAACCTGACGGCTTTTTGGTAACCGTGGTATGCTCCACGGAGTTGTTTCGAAATTGGATATTTACGTCTTTATAGACAACGACAAAACCTTTTGATGTCTCTTGAAAACTTCCTGTCCTCAATGCGCGCTTATTGACGACAATTTAACTCGGAGACTGTGCAGAACGGGGAATTATCTTCATCGAACGGGCTGTGCCGTTACACACCTTTCGCGAAAACAATCCACATACACTCATTCAGCAGTTTTTTCTGTCCATTGAACGGATAGACAGCATATGGAAGAAATGGAAACTACAGGACTCGAACCTGTGACTTGTCGGTTATGAGCCGACCGTTCTGCCAGCTGAACTAAGTTTCCTGAGCGGAGATTTTTATTGCAGTTCAAGAGTAATTATCTCCGCTGTTGCGATTCTTGCCCTCTCAGTCGCAACAAAGGGTCCGCTGCTCCACAAAATGCGGAAACCATCCGGGACGTTTGAAGTCCCTTTATCCATCCCCTGATGGGATAGATGGTATTTCAGAGAAACTATACCATGTCAATGATATAGCTAACTAGGCTAGTGGGATTCGAACCCACGAATTCAGCAGTCAAAGTGCTGAGCCTTACCGCTTGGCGATAGCCCATTACTTTCCGGGTTGGCGTTCCCGGAAATGTGATATATTCTGGTGGTTTTAGAAAGCATCATAGCTATTAATATTGCTAAGTCCGCGCCAGTTACTTTGCAATGGGTGGGAAAAAATTATATTATATTCCATTGAGTTTCACCAACGCAGACCTAAGCTACTCTGGATGCCTCGACCTGTCAGATTCAAAGGCTTTCCCGAACCTGAGAACGACAGGCTTCTGATTTTCTTGTATTTTCACCCGTTCAATCAGTATGGTGAACAGGGGAATTTGTATTGTGAATGCTAACCACATTGGGTTCTCCTTATAATCCAAAAATCACAACTGCATTAACTGCAAAACATATTTCCATTAATATAAATACTGCCGACACTATTGGATTGCTTTTCTTTTCGGTTTCGTCCTGTGATATAAGGAATGCCAAGACCAATGTGAAAAATGCAATATCCAACATGACTGCTACGAATTTTGCAAGAATCATTCTTTCTGTTCCTCTCCGATCATAAAATCAAGAATCTTACCAGCGGTTTCGTCTTCTGGTTCGAATGGTAAACCGCAGGTACAATACTTCTCAATTGCTGTTTTAAGGCTTGCTTTGAAACCATCGTAAACTTCTCCGTGTATAAGAAGTTCGTGCCTCAGGATTCTTACTGCGTCCTCTACGGACTGCGGTGTGTATGAGAATTTTACTTCGGATTCCATTTCAATATCCGGCAGAGCTGTTAATTCAAAAACCGATGTCGGAAGTTCATCAACTGCGACATGGAAGTCTGCTGATATTACACGATTGATTTCTGTTCCGTCAACAAAATATTGTGTTCCCCTCCAGCCAGAGCCTTCTGGATTTATGATTTTTACTTTTGAAGCATTAGTACTGTTCATTCTTCAAGTCCTCCATTTCCTTTACGCTGATTCCGACTATCCCGGCGCTATCTTTGCTGTCTGTAGCTTTGAAGTGTGCTTTAGGATGCTGCGGGTACATAAACTCGAACATAAGGTAATTTGCAGCGTCCACAAGGTATTCTGTATTCCCAGTGGAATTATATTTTTCAATGCACCGTTCCATTGTAGGAAGCGCCTGTACGTTTCCAGTCTGAAAGTTTTTCTTCGCTGGACCATATTTATAAAAGCTGGTTTTAACTCGGTTCTTACGAAGCTGGTCGAAACGCTCACTGTATTCTTCTGTCATATTGAACCCCTTTTTTATTTTTTGGAAAATTTTTGAGGTTGAGATATTAACTACCTCTTTCGGAAGTATTGTTCCAATGCTTCACGGGTGATCTGTGATACGCTTTTGCCGGTTTGATTCTTCTCGACAACGAGCTTTTGCTCTAACTGATATGTGAGCCGGATTCTGATTGATTCTCCCTGATGGTTATTCTTTTTCATAGGCAGTGTCCATCTTTACTGAAAGAATCGGTTTGTCTCCTGCTTTTGCCAAAAGCGTAATGCCTTTATTATCATCCCAAGAAGATGTTAGTAATTGAATATTCGTGGTTCCTGTTTCATTGCAAATATTTAAAAGCTGGTTAGCTACGTCCATTAACGCTGATCTCAGGTATCCATCATTATTTACGATCTGTTTCATTTTTTCGCCTTTCTTGCATATCAAATATGAACCTTTATAATTCTTTAAGTTTCTGATTGGCAATCTCAACTTGGAAAGCCAGCACGCTAAGCGTAACGTCTCTTATCAGTAATTCATCAAGAGTCATATTCTCTTTTTGAAGCAGTGCTGGAGCTGTAATTACGCGAATCTCTACTTCGAGGTCGCGAATCTGTCTCCATGTATCTTCGATTTCATTCCTGGTACTTCCAATATCATCCACTCCACAGACAATAAGCAAATCTCCCTTTTTCATTTTGCAACAAAGAGCTTTAAAATTTTCTTCATCTTCTAAGTCGCGGACAAGTATATCTACATTCTCATGTGAGAGAATCTTTTCCTTATCCGAAAGTGAAAACCAAATTTTTGAGTTTCTAGCATACCCTATTCTCATGTTTATACCTGCCTTTCTGATATCGCCTTGTTATTTATGGCAGAGAAACCATTAAGGCTTATGGCTTGTCATGTTGCAATCACTATCTCTGCCATGGGGAACTCTTTTTTTATTTTTTCGAAATTTTTAAGTCTTGCTGTTAGAGGAGACTTTTTTAATTTTTCGAGAACTCGGAGTACTCACTCGGCGCGTATCGGGGATTGTATAGACCCCCTCCCGGTATCCATGCCGGACGCTACCAGGGAAGCCCGCCGCCCCATGGGTTCCCGCTTCCCTGGCTTAACGCTGACCATCAAAGGCCTGCGACAGTGATCAAGGAAGTGCACGTAGGGGCGCTATTTAGCACGAACATATGTATCTATACAACAAACTTTAGTTTCTTATATAGATTGACATACACATTGTACAAATACCGCTTGTATAAATTGTGCATGATATACAGTTTGCACTATTTATCTGAATTTATGCCCTTTTGTCCGCAGTTCACGAACGTTTTCCACGTTTTATTGTGTTACAACTCCGGCTTTTCCATCTCTGGAAGCTCCAGCGCTGCCCTGTGCTTGTCCGCGATCTGCTGCGCTGTCTGCTTTGGCTTTCCATTGTTCTCTTCTGCACTCCGTCCGTTTGGTGCGTTCCATCCAAATTTAGAATTGAGTTTCATTGCCACGCCTGTGTTATTCTTGTCACTGATTCCAATGTTTGCAAGTGAATGTTCGTCATTCGCATTTAATTTTTTAATTAGGTCAAGGTGTGATGTGCTTGCTATCTCCCTATACTCCCCTCTCTTATTCAACTTCCACTCCTGTATATCCTTGATAACATTGCCGTCTGTATCTATATATATCTTTGTCTTATACTCTCCATTTATCCAGTTGTACATAGTCTGTTCACTAATCTTAATATATTTAGCAAACCCTTGTATATTTGACTCCTTGTTATATACGCCACATATAAATATATAATAGTCGAGTATGTAATTGATCAG